CGACGTGCTACGGTTTCATTTATCTTCGACCGGAAACTTCTTATACAGTGTCGATATACCAACATCATAGATGATCGCCACCTTCTGGCGAGGAACGCCTGATGCAATTAATCGCCCGGCCTGCGCCCATTGTTCATCTGTTAGGTTTGGCCTACGGCTACCTATCCAACCTCCAGTGAGTGCTCAGCTAATCCCGCCTGCGTTCGCTCAACAATCATTTCCCTTTCCATTTTGTCCAATTGTCCCCAGTACATCATGGAGAGCCCCATTAGTGCTCTGGTATTAGTGATTTTTAATATTTGGAGTTTAGCAGATGGCACAACCCTGATTGTGTTCCCTTCAATTGATCTATTATTTTTATCAGTTATTTAGTATGCTTACCTTATCAATTAAAGTTTCATAATTACAAAATTAGGGTCAGTATATAAATGAATAAAAGAAAAACGACTTTTCTAATATACAAGCACTAAGGTTTATTGCTGCAGCTATGGTGGTTTTGGCACATGCCGAACTTGGACAATATGGCATTGGGAATATCGAAATCCTTGCATCTCTGGGAGGATTTGGCGTTATTATATTTTTCATAATTAGTGGGTTTATTATACCTTACGTAGCATATGGTGGCTCTCAATCAGAAGGAGAATTCAAAATATCTGCAGGGAACTTTTTTATGCGAAGAGTAATAAGAATAATCCCGGTATATGCTTTAATTACCGCCCTTTGCGTTCTATCAGCCTTCATAGTAAAACATTATATATCTTCCCCAACTCCACCTATTGCTTATTGGTGGCCCGAAACAAAAATCAGTCTTCAATGGTATCTTGAGAGTATTACATTCACTCACTGGCATCGCGATGCAATTCTAAGTATAGGTTGGACATTACAACTTGAATTTTTGTTTTATACTTCTTTTGCATTTTTTATTGCTATCAAATTATCAAGGTTAGAGTATATAGAGATCTTATTTTTAACTATATCCATAGTAGCTAATATTTTAACTTATCAAAATAACAGCATCATATTCGAAATTCTTCCGTTCATGAAAACACTGGCAAGACCAGAAATGGTCGTATTTGCTATGGGTATGTTTATGTATCGATTATACTTACTGGGCGCTATGTTAAAAAAAACAATTGCGCTTACAATATTAACTTTGTTTATTCCCACATTCTTATTATGTGAATACTTTAATATTACAACAAACATGGGGGGGGAATGGCATCGTCCTTTGATATGGGGGTTTTTCGCTTTTTATGGTGTCTGGGCAGCGTTGAGCCTTGAAGGTAAAATAAAACCGGCTAAACTTATTATTTTCCTCGGTGATGCTTCATATAGTATATATTTGACGCATGGTTTGATTACAGCTTGGGTATCATATATGTTTGTGTCTTTCGGACTTATTGATTATTCCAATGTATTTCTATATATTGGAATATACTTTATAATAAGTTGTGCGCCTGGCAGCGTCATTCATATGTACATAGAAAAACCCATCGCAGAATTTTTAAAACGTTTTGTTTGACCAAATGGTCATAACTACCCCCCTTAAAATACGAAAGTAAATAATTAGAACATGTGCTTTGAGTTAAACACTCAAAGCACAAAATAAAAAGCGCTGCCATTGTCTATTTTGCCCCTTCTCACGCTCGTTTTTTATTTTATAATAATACACCTCCAGTTACACTTTTGTAATTAAAAGCATTAATCATCAATTAGTTCATCCCTTAATCTAACTCTTCCCCAAACGTTCCTATTCTGGTTCGGTGGGCCAGTTGATATTTGGCGCAGATGAAGTATCTATAGCCTGAATGGCTTTTATGTACTGCACCCACGCAATCAGACTTTCCTTATCCCCATCACTGATGATGTCCAGTCGCAATTCTGTCTGCCAGAGACTTATTTTATCCTGCGCTTCAGCCAGTAACGCAGCCTTCTTCTGTTCAGCGGCTTCAACATCGGCAACGTGCTGTGCGTCAGTATCTGTTACCCACTTTTTGCCGTCCCACTTTTGATATGGTCCTGATGGCGCAACAGTTGTGTACCCCTTCCTGACTGGGCCGATATAATCTATAGTGGAAGATGAGGTATCATCGGTTGAATATACCGTTTCACCACGATGATCTTCATCCTGTCGCCATCCGATGCCCGTGAACATAAAAACCTTTCCATCAACCATTTCACCTGGATCAACATCTGTTGAATTACCCGGCATGCTGACGCCAGCGTTAATATATTCATCTGACCAGCCAGCATATTCCATGGTCACTGCATCGTAATAAAAACAACGAATATCACCGGCCTGCGTTGCCAGACCATTTTCATCAAAGACAGGTTTCATTACTTTGCCCTCACCAGGAAATTGAATGCGATGTTGCGCGGTCGGTTCTCGTTTGCAATTGATACCGATGGGTCTTTTCCAGCGCTGAAGAGAATACTTTGAGCAACAGTGCTTCCGCCTGGCTGGAGGTTCGTTAAGTTTTGTGCCCCCCCAGAATAAAGCGCACCAGAATTTGTAGTATTCCCAAAATATTGAACAAAACCGACTTCACCAGTGATATTTCGGATGGCATCCACCTGAGTACTCAGCAATGCCCTTCCTGAATCGACCCCACGACCATCATCCCAGATACGCGGGAATTCGCCTCGAGCTTCGGGAAGTGTAAGTCCAGGGAACACCTGTGCAAGTTTGGGGTATACCGCAGCAGAAAATGACGCGCCGTTAAATTTTAAAAACACCATGTCAGACCATTCGCTTATGACCGTATTCGGCATTGCTGCGGAGGGCCAGAAGAATGGGACACCGATAGCTGGCGCACCAGACCCCATCCCCACATCTGCTGGCGTTGGCTTATATTTTTCAGAAAAGAGCTTATACTTCCAAATCGTAGTGTTGCCGGTTACAGCACGAATGATTGGTGTTGCTCCAGCAGAATTTGCTAGCGGAAGATAAATCTGCACTCGTTGTTTTGATACGGAATCATACAACAACGTTAGCACCATTCCGTAATCAATCCCAAAATCCGGGTCTGTATTACCGCCGTATGCATAAAAACCAGAACTTGTTGCGCTCGAAAGCAAGTTAATGTTAGAACCAGAGATATTTTTACCGATACCCAGGTCCGTTAAATCAAGGTTTTCGAGAGCTGTTTTCACTGTGCCATCCGATTTGATATCACCAAACGGATTCTTGCGGCTTAACAGCAGAGCACGAAGCGCGGTAAGCAACTGGTCGTTTCGCCCCTTCTCCAGGCTGGCACCGGATGCCTCCACCACGCTGCAGAGTTCTTCCTGCAACATATCAAAGTAGTCATCATCCAGATCGGTGGCAGGTGTGCCAGTCTGGGGGTTACCACGGGTAAAACCGTTCTTACCCGCGCCGAACTTATCCTTCTGCGCGGTTTTCGTGTCTATACGATGCATGGATTACTCCGGATATTTAAAAATTACGTAGGTATGCGACGGGCAGAGTTTGTTAAGCACACATTCGACAACGGTGTCGCCCCAGATACGCAGCGCGGAATCACAGGGATCGCCACATGTCATCCAGGTGGTGTTTGTGGCGGCTGGCATGTTGACCTGCCAGTAATACCGCCATTCCGGCGCATTCACCGCGTCAGTACAGGCCGATGAGCAGGTGAACGTGCTTTTGTCGTATCGCGTGATGGTAGCGTCTGGTCTGCCCAGGGCAGCAAGCTGTGCAAGATAAAAATTCTCGTTGATGCCGCCCGCCAGGTTAACCTTCGCATCCAGCCGTTGCTGACGCTGGCGAAGGGTCTGTGTCCCTGCGGGAATACATTCATCCGGCAGACCGCACAGACGCTCCCAGCGGTTTATCAGTTCAGTGGTGGTGCGCGGATCCAGCTCCCGCATCAGGGCATCCGCACGCTGATGAACGCGGGTTAATGACGGTGCCGCACCGGCAATCGCCGGATCGCTGGCTGACCACGCCGGACCGGGGGGCAACAGTGCCGACAACAGACGGATGTAATCATCGTTTGTCACGTCCATGAAATCGTCCCCAGTACCGCCAGTTCATTTTTTGCAATGGAGATATTGTCTGCCGGTGCAAGCAACTGATGGCTGTATTCCCCGTTCGCACCGGAAATCGCCTCACTGATACGCGATACCTTCAGTTCTCCCTGCGGATAACCATCACGCAGCAGGAACGAACGCAACTCCGCGGTGATGGCAGCCCGTATTTCCGGTGTGTCCGGCGTCACGCGGATATGAAAATCCACCGTATGTGCCACCGGCCTGAACACATACAAATCAGAGCCTGCCACCGGGGCCAGTGGCCCGATATGTTGTCTTGCCGCCGTTTCCGTTGATTCTTCCGGAATGGGATTAATCAGGTCACTGCTGGCAATCATCACACCGACAGTTCCCGTTCCCATCCAGTGACGGTATGTCCATGCGCGGGTAATGCCGGGCACTTCTTTAGCCCAGACGACATAGTCCCCGTCAGCCCCGCCCTGCGGCGTCCAGTAATACCGCTCAATGACGCGGGCGCGCCACGTTTCCAGCTCTTCAGTATCAAATCCGCCTGTAAGGGTGTCAGCCACACCGGAAGACGGCAGACCATTCACCGGCGTGACCAGGATTAATGCCGTACCGTCGTCAGCGTTACCGACCGCGCCTGTAGTTGAGCAAGTGATCGGCACACGCAGGACACCACCGGAGCTGGTTGCATCGGCAGTTGCCGTGTACTGAACCAGGTCATCGCGCTGAATCACGCTCCCGGCAGTCACCTTCAGGCCATCGCTGACACCTTCCCAGCGCATATACCCGCTGGCAGCCGTGGCCCCCTTGCGCGGACACCGTTTCATCGCAGCATGTCGCGCCAGCCAGGACTCATCGCACAGGTCAGGCAGCATATTCATTGCCAGATAATCGATGTACCCGTAAACCGTATGCAGCGCCGCCGCATACACCTTTGCCCGCACGTCTTCATCCATGCGCCGGAGCGTGTCGCTGACGTCCAGCCTGGCGAATAAATCGTTACGGAGCATACTGATATTTTCTGCCAGCGTCGGGCGCTGAAATTCACTGTCCGCCATGCGTTATCGCACTCCACAGATCATCAAAAGAAATCATTACCGGTCCGTCACGACGCCAGAGAGTGATACTGTTACCCAGTTCATTAATCCCGGTGCGGCGGATATCCAGATCAATACGGGACACCACGCCGTCATCAATCATCCATTGCAGGCATTCGCGGATATACCCCCTTACCGTCTGCACCAGCTGATTGGTCAGTTTGCTGCGCTGAAGCAGCCACAGTCGGGAGCCGTAACGGTCATTCTGTACCGCAGGCCAGGTATCCCCCCACCATCCCATCGGGACGTCGGCGTTGTCATCAGGCTCCGCCCGCCGCCAGGTAAACAGGGAAATCACCACGGCGCGGGTCAGCGGATCCAGCGGTGCGCTGGCGCAGGTGCGTTTACCGTTCACCGTCAGCCACAGTTCCATCATGCCTCCATCGCTTTATCAGGTTTGTCGGTGTTACTGCCCTGACCGTTCTCTCTGTGACGATGCCCGTTATAGGCAAGCCGCATCGCTGACATGGTGGTGCCGCCGGAGTCGCACAGGTCTTTCACCTGTCCTGTCACTTCCAGGTCCATTTCAAAACGTGCTCTGGGCGCATTGCGAAACGTGATCGTTTTACCTGCACCGTCCACCACGATCCCCTCCCGGGTCAGCGTCACGGACTGCCCCTGATCGTCATAGACAGCCACCTCACCCGTCTGCAGCCCTTTCAGGCGGTAGCGCCGGTCCGACACCGTAACAACCACCGCATGAGAACGGTCGCCATCCGGAAACAACACCACCGCCTCCGCACCGCTGTTTGCCCTTGAGGTAAAACCGTAGGGTTCAAGATGTTCAACCCCTGCTTTGGGTTCACCGGCAATCAGGGACACATCCACGGTCTGACATTTCGTGGCGGCACTGATGCTTTTCACCACGGCCCGCCCAATCAGGCCGAGGAGTTGTCGCTGCATGGCTTCAATCGTCCTCATCAGAACGGGTCCTCCTGTACTCTGGCTTTTTTCTTTTTCCGCGCGCCGGGGGCTTCGGGTTCAGGCAGATAAGCATCAGGCGGGCCGACACGGATTTCCGTCAGGGTGCCGTTCTGGTCCTGAGTAAACGTGACTTCCGAAACAAGCAGTTCGGTATTGTCGAAACCACAGACCGGATCGAAGACAATCACCCGCTGGTTGGGCTGCCACAGCGTACCGTTACCCTGTCGCCAGCCCTGCACCACATAGGTGGTTTCATCCGTCCGCGCCGCCCGTTGTCGGGCTTCAAAGTCAGCACGCGCAATACAGCCTGCCCCCGTGGCCTGCCCTGTCTGCCTGATATACATCGGACGGTAACGGGCAATAAATGCGTCCTCTGTGCGGGCCCGCAGCGCGGTGGTGGTGGCCTCACCGAAATCATCGTCGTTTCCGGCACGCTGCCCCGCCACCTGGTAAACAGAAAACCGCTCCCGGATACTCTTCTCCGTATCACAGGAAAGGATGTTTTCCCCAAGTACCAGCGCGGTATGTGCCCGCGTTGAGCCAATACCGCCAATCACCAGCCTGCCGTGCGGGTCGTCGTAAGCCAGCGCCTGCTGCTGACCGAGTATTTTGTTGATTACCTCAATCACCGTTTCACCGTGATCAGGCTGAACATCAGGAATAACACCCGACGGCGCACCGCTGTTCACCACCTCAATGCCGAAAGGCGCAGCAAGCGCCTGCGCAATCTGCACCAGCGAGCGTCCGTTAAACTGTGTCGGTTCGGCTGCACAGTCAATCAGGTCAGCCGTCAGACTACGTCCGGCAATACCGGTGCTGACCGAACGGGCATCGTAACGAACGGGAGTCGCCTCCACCCAGCCGGTGATCACCAGCTCATCACCAATCAGCACCTCCACTTTTGAACCGTTTTTAATGCGCGGCTGAAGCGTGGTGATACCCTCATCTCCCGGCCACTGGCGAGTGATCTCCACACTGAAATCCCGCGCCAGCCGTTCAATACCGGCACCGATGCGCACCGATGTCCAGCCATTCCACTCCCGGCCATTTACCCGTAGCGTGACATTGTCGTTCATTGCACTGGCACCTTCAGAGGGATCACCGGCACAAAGCCGGGATGCGTAATGGCATTACGCCGGATAATGTCCGCGTCACGCGCCGCGTTATCAAACCAGGTCGCCGCCAGCACCAGCGCGGGTAAAACCTCATCCGGTGTGCGCTGAATGATCCGTGCAGACTGTTCAAGGCGCGTGTTGATATCCGCATTCAGATCTGCTTTCACCCGGCGCAGCGCCAGAAACAGCGCATCACTGGTTGTACGGGACAACTCCTTATCAATTGCCGTATTCAGTGTGTCGCGAATGTCAGTCAGTTCTTCCCACGTCGGCAGGTCAACCGTGTTTTTCACCGCCGGTGCATTGTTCAGTGCCGGATGCGTGACGGAAGGCCAGCCAGTGCTCTGCGCGGGTGTTGTTGCCTGCCCCACTGCGGAATTCTGCATCACCGCGGAAGTTATTGGCGCAGGCAATCGGGTGACGGCATACGCCGCTTCGCTGATTGCGGTCGTACGAAGGGTGCTGGCAACCACGTTACGCTGCTGCGTCGCCGTGGCGGTGGTTTTACTGTCCGTTTTCCAGACGCCGCGCGGTTGCAGATCGCTGCCGAGGCTGACACCGGAAAGCGTTTTGATCATGGTGACCAGGTCGCTGGCGTTACCATAAAGGCGTTTCCCGGTACGCCACATTTTCTGCACCTGCTCAACGAAATTTTTGCCTGACGATGGCGGCGGCAGAAGTACCGAGATATCCCCCTGCAACAGCCTGGCGGCATCCGATACGGCAGAATCCACCACTTTCATCGCATCAGAAACATACCCCAGCATTATGCTGGCATTACCGATAACGTCGTTCTGCACGAAATCCGCCACACCATCGATACTGAAACCGCTGAAGCTGTCACTGATGCAGTCATCCAGTGCAGAACAGGATGACATCAGCGTCTGCGCTGTCGCCGCACCTGATGTGGGGTAAGAGAGTTCTCCTGCTTCGACAAACTTCAGGTCAAAGCGGACAATACGCCCTTCACTTTTCGATGTGCTGACCCGAACTTCCCCGTCAACACAGACTTTCAGCTCACCATATGTCGGGTGGACAAGCGTGCCGGGACCGGGTTTATTCAGCTCTTCAATCAGGCGATCGCGCTGGTCAAAGCAGTCATCTCCCACCACATAAGCTGTGATGGACGGGCGGAAAGTGACTTTTCCCAGATCTTCGGTATAGGGCTTGTCGCGGTTCGGGTATTCATGTGTTTCCACACGGCGACCGGTTCCCGCACTTTCTTCTTCAACCTTAAACGGCACACCGCGAAATGACGCGTCCTGAAGTCTGTCTTTCCACGTCATATAAACTCCGTACATAAAAAATCCCACCGGAGTGGGACTCATTAACAGATTAATTTTTCATTACCTGCCAAAGCGCGTATAGCCAACATCATGGCTGACATCAAAACCGCTGGATCGCGTTTCCATAACCCGCATACCCGGAGGCGAATTCACAAAAGAGACCTTGATCTCACCATCAACTTTTGGCGCAGTAGCTTTATTAATCATGAAGGGATTCGGGCCTGTGGCATCGGAGGCGTTGTTTGACTGAGCCGGATCTACCGCCGGATAAGGTGTGTATCCCCGTGCCGGTATTCCCGTCCCATAAGCATCATAAGCACCCGCGCCCCACTGCGCAGAGTTAATGGCATCGACCGTGTCTCCGGAACTGTCGGTAAACCACTCAATAATTGGCTTCAGCTTGTCCCACATATCCTGAAACCACTTAACAACCGGCCCCCAGTTATTGATCACCATCCCCAGCGGCGACCAGGCAAAAACTTTCTTAAGGAGTTCCCAGCCAGCCTCAAAATAAGGACCAATGGTTTCCCAGAGCTTCTTGAAATAAGGTCCGACAACATCCCAGTTAGTGATAATTAATCCCGCAGCCAGGGCTATCGCCGTCGCAATCATGCCAATCGGCGTCATCGACATGATCCTGCTGACAATACTGATGGCACTGCCCACGCCCATCAATCCCAGCTTCAGAATCGCAAGACCGGCAGCAAGCCCGACGACGCCGCGAATAACCCGGGGATTTTCATCCGCAAACTTCGTGAATTTTTCCCCCAACTCCCCCAGCCATTGCGTGATATTTTTAGCGTCACCAGAAAATGCGCCGCCAATAGCTGCAAGACCGTTAGTTGCGGTCCCCGTCATTGCCTCCCACAGGTTGGACAGCGTACCAAGCTGTGCCTGAACACGTTTATTCAGGCTGGCCTGTTTATTCATCTTCTGCTGGATCTGATCGTAACCATCCTTTCCTTTATCGATCAGAGCATTGACCACCTGAAGGGTTTCAGCATCATCACCAAATATTGCCTTAAGTACGCCTGTTCGCTTAACGTCGGTCAGTTTTCGCAACTTTGCCAGTTGCCTGAACATGTTATCAAGACCGCCAAAACTTCCTTTGCCGTCAGTAAAATCGAGCTGTACCCCGAGTTTCTGGCGGGCCATGACTTTATTGACGTCCCTGATTTTCTTAACACTTAATCCGGACTGGATAACTTTTCGCAGGGCATTACCTGCCGACTCCCCGTTCATCCCCATCTGATCCATCATGACGCTGATGGGGGCAAGGCTCTGTGCAGCCTGAAGACCGTCCTTGTTCACCATCTTCAGAACAGAACTGGTTTTAGTGAAGAAGGACAACATGTTGGTATCGTCAACGCCCAGATAAAACGCCTTCTGGATAGTGTCGAACAGCCCCATCATGTCTTCTGACGCCGTTCCGGTAGCATCCTGCATCTTTGCAGCAAACTCAGCAGCCGCTTCCGGTGTTTTTTTCAGTTGTACCGCAAGATAAGCTGTCGCTTTACCCACACCACCAAGAATGTTTTCTGCCGGGATCCCCTGACGCACCAGCATCTGCATCATGTTCTGGAAATCAGCCGTTGTACCGGGTAGCTGGTTACCCAGGCCAATAGCCAGTTTATTGATGTCCTGAAAACTCTTTCCAACCTCGCCGTTCGCATCCATCATGGCGACTTTCAGCCCGGTGGCGGCGTTTTCCTGATCGGCATAAGATTTCAGGGAAAGCGTCAGACCCGCTGCCAGTCCGCCACCAAGCGCCAGCCCACCCTGTGACGCTTCTTCCGCCTGGCGTTTAAATCCCCGGATTTTCTTTTGCATTTTCGACAGCGCGGGAGAAAGCCTGTCGACACCGGTGATCAACGCCTTAAGCTCAAATTCAGCCATGTGTGCGTTTCTCCTGCTCTATCCTGTTTGCCTGACTGACCAGCAAGGGAATTTCACTGATCGGCATATTCAGCAATTCGAAGGGATTAATGCGCCAGTAGCTGGCGCAGTCAAAGAAGCGATCAGTGAGGTATTCAGCCGTCAGGCCTGGAGGAAAAAACCAGCCACAAGCCACGCCGCTGCATTCAGGTCTGCCGGAGACATCTGGTCGACAGAGCTTTGCGGCACTTTCGCCAGCCGCACAATGTATTTCGACACCACATGCGCCAGAAGTCTGACGGACTCATCCTGATTCATCTGGTAGGGATACCCCAGCTCGCGGACATCCTTCCCGGTGGGTTCATCAAACTCCAGTACGGAGAGTGTCTCACCATGAGCGATAATCGGTTTCTTTAACTCAAGCTCTTTCATTACTGGTAATCCCCTTCTTCACCGTGGAACTCAAGATCAACCGTGCCTTCTTCGGCATTATGGTTCGCTTCTCCGTGCAGCCAGGCGGACGACAATACATAGACCTGACCGTTCGCCAGCTCGGCAGTGATGGTCATCTCATCAGACGAGGTGATTTTACTCACCGGAAAATTCTTCGGCACCTTGAAGGTCCCTTTGACATAAGGCGCACGGTGAGTTTCCTTGCGGTCCACTGAACCGTCCAGGCCGATGATGTCATCATTGACCGTCCTGTTCATGGGCACCTCAATGCCGCCGGTCAGCGATAGCTGCTGACCGTCAATTTTGAAATAACAGGTTCCCCCGATACGGGCCATTATGCAGACTCCTCTGAATACTGAAGACGGAACTGGTTAACCACGGCAAAGACACGCAACTGGTTAACATAGTCAGGTGGGAACAGCGTGTTCAGACGGTTCGGATCGCTGGCATCACGCTCCACAACCAGGTACTGCTTAAACAGTTCGTAGTTTTCCACGATCCCCGCACGCTCAAGCTGACGGTAGGTTGCCAGCAGTTCCCCTTTGATCACCGCCGGGGTGACAATTGCCTGACCGGGACCAAAGCGGGTACCGTCACTGGCAAGCTTGTGACGCCCGTACTTACTGGTAATGACGGATTTCAGTTTGCGCAGTACATACGCGCTGGTATGCAGCGTCTCACTGTCGAGGTAGCTGTTATCCGCAACCCCGTAAGCGTTTTTCCTGTACGTGGTGACATCACGCTGAATGCGCAGTACCCCGCTTTCGACATACGCCGTTGCCACGCCATGAGACAACAGGGTCTGTTGTTCAGTCATCGTGAACCGTTTCCCCTTCGGCGCAGGCAGCATACCCACCAGCTCACCGGTCTGCGTGGGACGTGCCGGATCGTTGCGAATAAACACCGCTGCGCGGGCGGTACGGCTTGCCGCCAGCTCGTCGGCAGGCGTCTGGGTCTCTTTTTCGTACCCCGCCAGGGTAATGTGCTGCTGGTTAAACTGGTCACCTGCGGTCACCAGTTCTGACAGCGTACCGGTCTTTGCCGTATACACATGACCATACAGCTGACGCGCATAGCTCCAGCGACCGCTGGTATCGTTCATCTCGGTCACCAGCGTGTTAACGGAGGCCGTGTCGTTGAACGGCAGGCCGATATAATCAAACGGCTCATCCGCCATTGCAGCCACCGCGCCGGTGAGAACCGGAGCGCCCGTTCCGGCGGTCACCGTCGCCACGGCAATCTGTACGCCCGCTGGCAGCACTTCGCCCCCACCGAAGCCGTAGTAATTGAGGCTGACAGGAATTTCATTCCCGCAAAGCCCCTTATGACGCGCGGTCAGCGTGACCACGCCTGCCGAAGATGAGGCCGTAAACGGCAGGGCCGGAACGGCATTGATGGCATCCTGGATACTGCCGGCAATCGTCGTGACGTTATCGCCGTTGGTCACCGGTGCCTGCACGCGGGTACGTCCCACATAAACATTCACCGTGCCGGTTTCGGTTGCCGCCCCGGTCACCGTCAGCGTAACTGTTGCCGCCGCGCCCGTGGATTCAGGAACGGCAATCACATACAGCTCACCAAACGGGTCGGTCTGGCGATAAGCCTCGACCATACGCGCCAGCTGACTTCCCGCACCACAAATCTGGCGTGCATAGTCTGCCGACGGCATCAGCACCAGACTGTTGGCAACAATCTCTGCACCGTTATTGGCATGACCAATCAGCAGCGATGCTCCGCTGTCCTGTGCAGTATTCGCAGCCTGGTTATCCATTTCCGCATAAAACAGCGGAACCAGCGTATTCGACGGAATGGTATTAAAGCTTATCGTCATCGGTGTTCACCTTTTTATTCACGCGCCGGATATCACCCGCTGCTTCACGGCGCAGCCAGTAGTTGTTCTCATCAACATTTCGCCCTTCGGCGGGCAAAAGGTCGCCGCGGGCAGGGTCAGGCACTGACCGCCCTTTAACAGGTTTCACAAACATGATGATCCTCAGGAAGGAAGGGGTATTTCGGTGTGATGTTCGATATCGCCGTCAGGCCCGTTACCGGGATCGAGATAATCAACATCAATCGCCAGCGTTCGCAGTTCATCCAGACTGTTCAGGTCATCCTGCTGGCGGGTATCGTCTTCAGTCAGCTCGCTGATGACCGAAAAATCGAACTGATAAATCAGCTCATGACGATTCAGATCCAGCAGCGTGCCGCCGTCATAGGTAATCGGGTTACCGCACGCCTCCGGGTTCCAGCCCAGCAGAGCCTTAAAGAGCATCTGCCGGACATCGTCCACCACATCATACGAGGCAAACTGACCGCGCTCATCACGCCCGTTACTCAGTATGACAACCACGGAGAAGCCCTCTTTCAGCTCCTGCCAGTAGTCGGTCTGGCTTTTGTTTTCTCCCGGAGAGTCATCACCCGGTACCACATACGCCGCCGGGAGTCTCAGCTTTCCGACCTCCGGCAGATTTTTGAACTGTGCCGCGCCTGCCACCCGGTTTTCAAAATACGGGCAGCGGGCACGCAGCGCAGCAATAACAGGCGTCAGTTTCATCTGCGTCGTCGCTCCGGCTTCAGTGATTTACGTAATTCCCGCGCCAGAAAATAGCGTGTCCAGCTGCGGTTCTTTTCAAGAGTTTCCACCATAAAGTTATTACGTGGAGCCAGCCGCCAGCCGCTGCCACCGGATGCACCACGATGATGACTACGACGACGTTTTGCCCCTCGCCTCACGCCATAGAACAAAAAAGCCGGATAAAAATCACCGGTGATGCGGCGGTTTCCCTCACCATTACGCTGGTTAGGGGCTATACGTGCCATAAAACCGGGGCGATGTTTACTGGCTCTGGGTACCATATAACCAATCGAACGTGCCAGGCGTCCGGTCTGATAACCGGGGTTTTCACCCGGTGCCGACCGCGCACGGCGCATCACCAGCCGACGGGCATCACGCATATGACGCTGCCCAATCGTGACAAACGCCCGCCGGACACGGGCGCGGTTAAAGCGCATCTCGGCGGGCTGCTGAACATCAACGTGAAAAAAGGGAGTCGCCATTGCTGCCTCCGTGACTCTGCCTACATTCGCCCAGCTCCGTACACTCCAGCAGCAGAAAGCGCCGCGCCCCGTTCAGATCACGCTGACGTTTCACCCGGTACACACTGTCATCACAGACCACCTCATAATCAGCAGTGATCCCCCGGCGGTAACGAATGGTGATGTAATGGGTGATGGCGTCCCCGGTCTGCGCGGTTTCCTGCCAGGTGGTGGCACTGGTCTGGATAACCTTCGCCCATGTCCGGAACGTAACCGGGTATTGAGGCTCCACGCCAAAGTTATCCGCGGGCATATCCACCCGCTGGCGGATCAGGACGCGTTTATTCAGTTCACCGGGGTCCGGCAGAATGTAGGTTGCGCTGGTCTGCGCCTGACGAATTTTCATTGCGGAAAGTACCTGTACGGGCCGACAAGCCAGCCAAAACTCTGCGGCATGTCGAGTTTCTCCACTTCCGTAACCGACGAGCGGTTTTCGTAAAAATGGCTGATAAGCATCAGCATCCCCAGACGAATATCATCCGGCAGGTGCAGCCCGTCCGGATCGCTGTCCGGAATGGTTTCATCCGGTGCATAGAGCTTCCGGTTCAGATACGTTTCCGTCCGCTTTTGTGCCGCACAGGCCAGCAGTTGCAGATGGCGGTCATCAGTATCGAAATCCTCATCCAGCCGGAGTTGGGCTTTAATCTCTTCCATTGTCAGAAGCATGCTCAGCCCTCTTTACTGGTCGTGGCTTTTTTCTCTTTTGCCGCTTTACTGCTTTTTGCACTGATTCCGCGCTCTGCTAACCCGGCCTGAAGTGCAATCTCCTGCACACGGGCAGGAAGCGCCCCGTCGTCATACTCACCGGCCCGAATGACCTCAACACGCATACCGTCCGGTGACCATTTCAGATCTTGTTTCAGGATCATGATTCTTCACCCGTCAGAACAGGGGGCGCGGTTCCGCGCCCATGAATGATTACGCCGCTGCAATCTTCAGCAGTTTGATGGCCTGCGAATCGACCAGCATGCCGCCGGTGCGCTTGGTGGTATAAAAACCGACAAATGGTTTATTGGTGTACGGATCACGCAGAATGCGGGTACCGATACGGTCAACGATGGTGTAACCCCGCTTGAAGTTACCAAATGCAATGGCTTTCGCATCAGCGGCGATATCCGGCATCTGTTCGTTTTCAGCGATACCGTAACCCGCCAGAGAGGACGGCTGCCCCAGTTCCAGCCCCGGACGCCACAGATAGTTACCCTCGGTGTCTTTCAGCAGACGGATGGCAAACAGGCTGTTGTTGTTCATCATGAACTTCGCGCCAGTGCGGTGTGCCTTACGCAGCGTGTAAATCAGTTTGATAATGGCGTCTGCGGTCACCGCGGTCGCTTCGCCGGATACAATATGCTGAAGTTTGCCGAACGCCCGGACCTTGTCGGTTTCATCAGTGGATTCATACGCCAGGAACCCTTTCGGCTTCTTGGTGCCATCGCCTGAGGTAAAGGCAATTTCTTCCTGTTCGGCAAATTCGGTTGCCAGCTCGCTGTTGATCCAGGCCTCCACGTTGAAGAAGGCATCGTCCAGCATTTTCTGGGTAGCCTGCGGGTTGCCGTAGATTTCCCCCATGAGAGGTTCAATCAGCTCCAGTCTGGAGGTGGCAGTCTGGGATCGCGTATCCGTTTCCCCCACCCATCCGGAAGCCGTACCGCCCAGATTCACCAGTTTTTTGTAGTCGGAGCCGCCAACGGTGATCACCGTGGCTTCCTGACGCATCACCACTTCATCTTTCAGCAGGGTCAGAATGTTGCGATCCAGCGCTTCCGGCACGACATAGCCACCGTCTTCATCGGTGCCCACCTGTAATGCCTTGCGCTCCAGATCGCGCAGACCATCTTCACGGCCTTTACGCAGGAAGCCCACAAACGCTTCTTTATGCTCGGTGGCCAGTTTATTTTGCGCACCACCTGCCGGACGTTTCAGCTCAAGCTGCTCTTTTTCAAGGTCGCTTTTGAGATTTTCCAGCTCGCTGAGTTTTCCGTTCAGGGTTTCCACCTGCCCGGCGAGCTTGCCTTTTTCCTGCTCAATCGCATCCACGCGCTTGTCGTTCTTT